CATATCGTCCATCTGGTCTTGCATTTTTTCAACTTGTCTTTCTAATTTATCAACCTTATCATCTATCACCGCTTGTGTAGTACTTAAACTAAATGTCTGTGTCATTGTCCAACCACCCAATGCTATGAGTAATCCGAGAAGTAACATGACAATCTGATCTTTCATTATACTAACGCAATGGCCCTCAAGTTTCTAGCAGATGGAATCTTCGATGTGCTAGTTGATGTGAATACAATTTTAACAGAGAACATAGTAAATGGAGATGCAGATAAATCAACTTGATAATCTACTTCCTTATATACATCGAGGTCATCTGAAAATGGTACTACTGCACCTGTATTAGCACTCGGTGTCATAGCTGTCCATGCACTATCATCAAACACACCAGCATCAGAACCTGCTTTATAATATACATCAATGCCAGTAGCTTGCGGTCTATTAGCATCTATATAAACTTTAAGAACATTAGATTCAGAATCTAACTGAACAGTCTTAGTAAGATACTTCGCAAGGCTAGAACCATTTAACTTATCTGTTTCTGCAACATCAGTATTATTATCAATGATATTTGAAATAGCTATTACAGAACTCCTAGCCATATCAACTACTGGAGATAAGTTATTTACTGTTGAATACATAACACCACTTAAATAAATAGATGGTGTGCTTCCTGATTTAATATACTTAGGAACCGCAGGATAGTAATTTGAATTTGGTACTATAGTACTATAATCAGTTGATGAAGATGGTATAGCTAATGCAGCACCTTCAGATGTTTCATTTACTCCCCATGCTATGCCTGTACTTGGGAATGTTAAGTCTTGTATAACTGGATGTAGCACGTTGTAAGCTATGTTTTGAGTAGCTCCCACTAAGTTTCCACCACCAGTACCAGCTGTAACAGCACCTGCTGTAGTTATTGAAACAGTATAACTATTCCTTTTAACAGCTACAATAGTATGAGTAGTATTAAGTTCAAGTGCAGTTATACCATTTGTAGCAACAGCACCTGCAACAGTAACTGTTTCTGCAGCTAACATTCCATGATTTAAATGAGCTACTGTAACTGTATTAGCTCCTGCAGAGCCAGCAGTTGTTGTAAATGGATTATTCTGTAATGAACGTGATGGGTTTGCCTCATTAGATAAGAACATACCCTTCGCGGAGTCTGTAGTAAATACAGCTCTGTGTAATACAAATGTAATATCTGAGGTTTGGTCAGCTGTCCATGTACTAGCATTTTGTGATTTAAACATTACACCAGCATATGGTTGACTTATAATAGTATCACCATTAGCATCTTCTTCACCTTGTGTTGCTATTTTAACTTTATAATTATCGGAGTTAGCCCAAACTACAAAACAATACTCTTGTGTATCTTTTAAATAAACAGGAGATTCAAATACAAACTGAGTGGCTGTACCATCAGTATTAATCATATTAGGATACATAGTAGCTTCAGAAAAAGGTACTACTGTTTGTGTAGGTGAACCATTAACCATTGTTCTAATATCAACGTTAAGTGGTACACCAGTATCTTTATTAGAAACATATAAGTCTAAAGATGTTACAAATGCACCGCCAGCTATATCAACATTAAATGATTGTGCTAATGGGTCCATGTATGAGAATGGTCCTGCACAAGATTTATTACCCGATCCAGTAGAACTAGATGAAACATTATTACCAGAGAAGTATGTTTGATGGAATGCGTTACTCGGTAAAGTCACATCATAGTAATATGCTGGGGCTGTAGTAGTAGCAAATAATCCATACTCGTGGTCCATGTGGTCAGATATTGCATCGATTGCAGTTGTAGATACAGAAGATGAAGGCGGACTAGATGCCGGTTCTGTATGTGTACTTGTTGATGTACTAGTAGATGTTATTACTCTAGTATCAGTTACATTAGTTTTTTGTACAGAAGGCGTTCTTGTAGATAAAATTACATTCTCTAAAGCCTCTAATTGTCCCTTAGCGTAATAGTTTGAAGATGCAAAGGTTGTTACTGTGCTTAAATCTTCTGGAGTAGTTGAATCCACTAAAACAAATTCTTTAGTTCCTGAAACAAAATTCAAAGAACTATTATTTGGAAGATAGAATGTACCCGCAACACTACCATTAGCATCAGTTGTTAACGCTGTTGAACCTAATGGGTGAGCAGTTACTGAATTAGGACCTACTAATGGAACTGGGTCTACATCAGCAGTAGCAAATTCTCTAACATAATCATCTACACGAACTCCATCGAAGTATGGATATACTGTAACACCTGGCTTCATTAACGTAGCATCGAAGTGTACAATTCTCGACCTCATGTATGGTCTAAATGCAATTGAAACTTGTCTGTCTCCTAAATTGCTTATTACTGTTCCTGTTTCAATAGATGTATTAATACCAGTTCTCTTTTGATGGTCAGAAGTAGTTGTAGTTGTAGTAGTTGTAGTAGTCCTTCCACTTGTTGAAGAAGAATCACTTGATTCAGAACCTACCCAGTTAGATGTCCATGAACCCCAAACAGTACCAGTAGCAGTCTCTGCTCGTAGAGCGTCTAACAATGCGTTATACACTGAGTCGTTGTTTGTCATTACATCAGGGCGTCTATCAATATCTTTCCATTCATCTGAAGAAGGTGTTAATGCAATTCGTCCAGTCCAGTTAAATACTGAATATGGATTAACATTAACTGTTCCAGAAGCTTGAGTTTGAGAGATTAAAGGTGTGTGAGTATAAGGTAATGTAACTAAAGAACCTGTAAGTTGAGTTGTAGAGTTATCTGACTCATACATCATATTAGCATTGCCTTCAGAAAATAATGGACGTAATGAACCATTGTTCGGGTCGATGCCTGCTCTATATTCGGATGAGTTAGTTCTACCTACTTTAGTTGACTTAAAAGAGTCTACTAAGAAACCAGATTTAAATCTTAATACACCAGAGCCATCTAATACTTGAGTAGCATTAGCTTCTGTTTCTAGTAATGATAGAGTAGTATAGTATTCAAGATTGCTAACACGTTTTTCAATCTTACCGATATCTCTCATAGTATAACGTTTATTATCTATGAATGTTAATCCTACCTCACTTGGTGTTAAAGTAAAGGCTGGCACATCTAATTCATAAAGTACCATTGCATCGTCTGGAGCGTTAGGTAATCTCGGAGTTAGGGATGGGTCACCATATACAACATCGATAAATCCATTCTTATTCATAAACACTTTATCTTTTCTAGGAAGATAGAATTGAAGGTCAGTTTGGAATTGTGTATTTGGTTCTGGGAATACTGTAACAGACGCATTAGTACCTGAGAAGTTATCTGCATTGTCGGCCTTTCTAGGTCTAAAGTCTACAGAACTTCTTAATTCAAAGTCTTCAAACTTAGGAATGTCTTCATACCAAGTAGCATCTACTTGAGGATAAGAGTCGACAGTAAAGAAGTCACCTGCACTATGAGTATAATAATCATAGTTAACTGTAATAGTATTATGAACTACATAGTTAGAAGATTCTTTTACTCTGATTTTTCCAAGTCCATAATGACTTGCTGTTTGTCCAGATACCACTTCAAAGTTTTCTGTAACGTCAACTGAGTCCGCATCTATAACAGTAGTGAGAGAGATGACATCACAGTGTCCTAAATTTTGCCATTCATTAAAATTAACACCGCCACTATACGTAAATTCTTTATCTGTTGATGCTGTAGTCGCTACCTTTGTTTTTGTTTTATGTTGTAACGTTCTAGTGACAGGAGCAATTAAAGTTAAGTTATTAGAAGATGATGTTTGAATAGTTACTGTAGAGATACCAGAGCCTGGATTATTTACAGCAATATCACCTGTAGCTAAAGTAATAGCAGCATTAGTAGTATTGTCTACTAATATAAAGTTAACTAAGTTAGACGAAGTAGCAGAAGGGATTGTCTCTCCATCTACTATACCAGTCGTTGAATTAAATACTACTTGTGTTCCATTACCAGCTGCTGTGCCAAGATTTCTTTGTGCAGAGAATTGATAATTAAAGTCAGTACCAACTAGTAAGGCATTACATGTTTTAACTCTCGTAGCTGGAAGAGAAAAGATTGCTGTGTCATCACCTAAGTTAGCATCATCGATAGTCGCTGTAAAATTAGTACTTGATGAATCTAATGTAGCCATCGTACCTGCTGTTACCACTGCATAATCAAATACATGTATTCTATATGTACTCGCTGTGAGTCCTACTATAGTTCTTGCTCGTACAGTTGCTAATACAGCACCACCACTAGCCTTAATATTTAATGGACCCATTGTTGTAATATCTGGATGAAACTCCATCGCTGATACATCAATGTAATTGTTAGACTCCATTTGAACAACTCTATCTGTTACTAATTGTGAAGTCCTTGCCTTATCAATACTAACGTTCCTTGTCGAGGTAAGTTCTATTTCATAACCTTGTACATAAGCTTTAGAAGGTTCAACGGCTGCAATAAATTTAGTTGCATCAGAGTCGTGAGCTTTCATACTTACTGGGAATGGTCTTACTGTATAGTTACCAGACTCATCGAATGTTCTACGAGCCATATTCTGTTCTATAATATTATAATCAGTCTTTGTATTGTCTTGTGTAATAATACCATCTAATAATCTAACAAGTAAAACAAAAGTTCCTGTAGTTGATGTAGAAGCACGAGATGCTAATACAGCACTTAATTTATATCTTTCTGCACCTGGAGCTGATTCATTAGGACTTCCTTGTGCATTATCTACTAATGAAGTATCAGATGAAGGACCTACTATAGATTCTGTTACAGTTAAACCTATATCAATTGATGCGTCCGTAGTATACTTGGAGAGGACAATAGTTGAAGTTTTTACTATTACAAAATGTTTCTTAACATAGTAAATACCATTATCAATAGTTGCTATACAACCATTACCAACACCTGTGTCATCGCCTAAGTCTTGAACTGTTGTAGTACCACCTGTATTACTAATAGTAGCACCTTCAACAAATGGTATGCCTGAAGTATATTTAATATATAATGTGTCTGGATCCGCACCAACTGCAGCTACCGTATGGATAACTTTAGCATAACTAGTTCCGTCATTAATTATTACTCCTACTAAATCTGATAGAGTAGTAACTGTAGTAGTTACTTTTATATAATCAATGTTATTATGTACATGGAGTTCGCCAGGTACTACGACAGCACCTTCCTTAAACATGTGGTCACCATGAGACGATATCTGATGTTGTAATTGACTTTGGAGTTGCGTTAACTCCCTTGCTTGAATAGCCTTACCAGGTCTAAACAATATTCTATTATATTTTTCTTTTGGTGTTAGCCCATCAGGCGTCGCTGTATTATAATCGTCGTAATATGGGTCAATATTGAACTTTAATGCCATCTCGTTTTCCTAATTTAAAATGCGATAACTAATCTAATTGTTTCTATTTGGTCTGAACCTCTTGTTACTGGTGTACGATTTTCTACAAATAAAACATCTCCTGAATATTTGTTTAATGGAGGTGCAGCTTTAGACGCTAGATTTTGTCCGCCTGAGCCAGCAGAAGATAATCTAATAACGTCTGGGGTAGAAGCATCGAATACACCGTATCCTGTACTCGCATTTTGATTGTAATAAATTGTATTAGTCGAAGAATTAAATTCTACAACAATTGCTTTCGCTCCTGATACTGTTCCTTTAATTTCATCATCTGCTGAGAATGAACCTCCAGAAGCAATTACTAAAGAGCCTGTAGTGTTATATACATCACCAGTAGCTACTGTAGAACCACCCGCCAACGTTGGATTTTTAATTAAAGCAATTTGTCTAAAATCATTTCCATCAGCAATAACACCTGACTCATCGCCAGTATAAATTGTATTGATTGCTGCATAGTGAGCTCTTAATTCATGCCTAGCATCCTTACCATGTCCACCTCGTGGAGGAAGAATAGCTCTAAGACTTCCGTTTGAACCGCCACCACCTGATACTGTTACTACAGCATTATCATATCCTGTGCCTACATTAGTCATTACAATATCTGTAATAGCTCCGCCAGAGACTGTAGCTGTAGCTGCGGCTGAAGAACCGTTACCGGCAATAGCTACAGTAGGTGCTGAAGTATATCCAGTACCACCATTTACTATTTTAATATGATGAATAGCGCCTGCTACTGCTCCTTCCTGTACAGCCCATTGATTCTGTAAACCTGCGTCAGCTGAACCACCTGGGTCTGAAGTTAATACTACTAATGGTATAAAAGAAGTTGTTAAAAACTTAGCTGAGTTAGTTGCTGATAAGGAAAATAAATATTTCCATATGTAACCATCTGAGCCTACATTATCAATAACTCCTGTTGTTGCAGTCGAGGTTGGTTCTGTAACCGATGTAGAAGGACCCGCCTTTAAACAAATGTATACGTGATTGTTATCAGAAATAACCGCATACTTTTTACTTTCTAAATCTGTATCTTGGTCATCGTATGCATAGTATGAAGTACCTGATGTCCATAAGTTTCTTGGAAAACAGTAAATAGAATCATCAGCATCTACTTTCTTAGCTGCGTAAAGATTCTCCCAAGCTTGGTCTTTTGTATTATCATTTTCATAAGGGGTATCAGGTACAGTGTCATCTGTCCAAGCATGAGCTCTACCGATTCCTACATAATGTTTGTTAGTTGCACCTTGGAGGTCGTCGATAAATGCCTCTGCGGTATCTAGTCTAAATTTGTCTGTTATAATTGCTGGCATTTGTTGCTCCGTTTAATTAATTAAGGTATGGTTGTTTGTGTTATATGACAACCCAATTGTGTCTTGATATTCTTATTTATAACATCTTGAATGGTTAAATCTGCATAATCTTGTAAAGGACGGTAATTATGATACTTTAAGTTATCAAAACTATAGCCAAACCACATAGGATTGTCATGACTTGCGTCAGTATACTGGCCCGGAAGAGTTACAACTGTCTTCTCTACCATATAATGGTCTGTCTCCCACGCCATAGTATGCTGAGTTAAATAAGCTGCATAGATAGCAAATGGAAGTCCTGACCCTTGATAACCATATTGATTACTCAAAGGTTGACCTGGAATAGCATAATCTGTCTTAGGCATATACAAGTCTATTAAAATTTCACCGAAGAAATTAAATCCAGCTGGATGGATTAAACGTATAAATGCATTTTTCCAGTCAGCTATATTTTTACCCGTCTTTAAAACATAAGAGAATCTTTGATAAAATTTTGAATCCTGCATATATTTTTTAGCAGAAGGATGTCCATCATGAGTAATAAAAAGACCTGCATGATAAGCTTTAACAACATCACCAGATACTAAAGCTGTTCCGAAGGTCGCTTCATAAAGAACTGTGTAAGGCGAACTTGTTAATTGCCTAATAGAAAATGTTACATCATTTCTTACTGTTCCATTAACTGTTATGATATCATTATCAAACTTAGGCATGAACCCTGCATCGTCTGCTATTCCTAATGTAGTTAATCCAGATGATAGTGTCCATGTATGTGCTGGATTAAATGAGGAAGGGTCTGCTGTAATAGCTGCTTGTTGATCGGTCCACCGACCATCTGAAGGATATAATATATCGTCTTTAGGAAAATATATTATAACGGGTTCATCGTATATAATTCTAAAGAAGGCTTCAATGCTTTCTGGTGTTCCACGACTCTTATAAAAATCAACTAAGTGTTTATAGAATACTCTTGGGTCCGCAGAAAAACTTCTTGGGATTGGAGTACCTATTTCATTCTGTAATTCTGTTAATAATTCAGTTTCAATTAAATCAATATCTCTTTGTAAATCTAATTGATTAAGATAAAATCCCGATTTGTTTTCTTTCTCTAAATATAAAGCATATACTTTAACAAATTCTACAAGCTCTGGATTAGCAGAAACAATATGAGCTGGGATTAAGTTATCTACAAAAGATGATATATTGTAATCGTTATTATGCATTATTGCTCGTTGTTGTATAATCAATACCAGCAGTAGTACCACCAGTAGCCATTGTATCTACTTCACCTGTAATGGCAGCAGTAGCAGTTTTAATTGTAAGTAATTCATTTCGTGTAGGCTTAACATCAGATGAAGCCGGCTTAGTATTAATAGATAATTTAGTAGTAGAAGTATCCACTATAGATGTAATATCAAATGCTGAAAGAATAACACGTCCCGTAGTTTCATCTACAGTTCCTGCATCAGCATTTTTTACAAGACCATCAGTTGCAGTAATAATTTGAATTACATTAGATGATGATGTAGTATTATAATAATCTTTAAGTATACAAGTAAAGCCATTATATACAAATTGTGAAGATGTAATATATGAAGTACCAGTCTTAGCTAATGCTTGGTTAAAATCAAATTGATATTTTGTTGTTGTTCCTATATCTGGAGTAAATTCTTTATGCATTTTTACTCTGGTGATATTAGAAATAATAGAAATATTAGTTGAATCAATTAATTGTACTACATTTGAATGTCTAAATACTCCACCAAAGTCTTTTAATGTGTCATCGTTATAAGTTGTTATAGTAGTTCTAATAGCTTCTGCTAAAGAGTTAACAGTAACGTTAGCTACGTTTGGATTATATTTAAAGAATATTTCTAAATCAAGATAGGTATAATCTGGGTCTACTAATACTGGTGTAATAGAAACTACATTTTTTGGTTTTAAATAATTATTAATGATGGTTAATTTATCTACGTCAGTTACAACTTCCGCATCGAGCGGCTTAATAGAAACATAAACCTTACCATAGTCAGGCGGAATATTATCTTCACCACCCCAAACTGTTAATGTATCTATATTACCATAATTATTTTTAATAATAGTTTTATAATCATCTGGAGTTACTGCTCTATTCTGAGCTACGAATCCAAGAGGTGCATTAAATCTAATTGAAGATGAAGACTCTGGAGCAGCTCCACCAGTACCTTTAGTAACAGTAGTTAATGTTCCATTAGTATTATTGGGAGCTCCTATACCATCTAC